CCGATGGCCTGTTTCGCAAGCTCAAGGACTGGGTCGTAAAGGACATGCGGCACGTCTCCGAATGGCGCAAGGAGGCCAAGGAGGATTACGAGTTCTATTCGAACCACCAGTGGTCGGATGATGACCTGAAAAAGCTGCGGGAACTCAATCGCCCGCCGCTGACCTTCAATCGCATTGCGCCACTGGTCAATGCCGTGGTCGGATCGGAGCGCAACAATCGCCGCGAGGTCCGCTACATCCAGCGCGAGCAGGGCGATGCCAAGGCCAACGAGGTTCTGACCGCAGCAGGCGAATGGTTCAGGGACGAGTGCGGCGCGGAATTCGAGGAATCCGACGCATTCGAGGACAACGTCATCTGCGGCATGGGCTGGACCGACACAAGGTTGGATTTCGAGACCGAGCCGGATGGTTCGCCCAAGATCGAGCGCATGGACCCGCTGGAGATGGGCTGGGATTGCTACGCGGTCAAGCCGAACCTTCTCGATGCCTCGCGCATGTGGCGGGCTCGCGAAATGTCCTATGACGATGCGGTCGACCTGACCGGTGTCACGGACAAGGAAAAGCTGCATGCCGGCTGGCTGAAATCGCATGGCGAGGCTGGCGAGCAGCACGATCAGGACGAGGCCGACCTGTACACCGGGGAACAGAACGACCAGGCCAACGGCGGCTATTCGGCCAAGAAGTGCCTGATTGTCGAAATCCGCTGGTTTGAGAAGCAGACATACTACCGCGGGCCGGACATCGACAAACCGCAAGAGACGCGGGAATATGATGAGCGGCAGTTCAAGCTTCTGATGAAGCAGAACCCGAACATGCCGGGCGTCAAGCAGCAGCGCAAGATCGTCCGCAGGGCATTCCTCGGGGCCGAGATCCTCGGGGCGCCTGACAAGCCGATGGTTCCTGCCGGCATGTTCGGCTGGGAATGCATGACCGGCTACCGGGACAAGATCAAGGGCTATTTCTACGGCGTGGTGCGGGCTGCAAAAGACCCGCAGCGCTGGTCTAACAAGTTCTTCTCACAGGTCATGTTCCTGCTCAACAGCCAGTCCAAGGGCGGGATCGGGCTGGAGCGCGGCGCATTCGAGGACGACGCCCAAGGCGAGGAAAGCTGGGCCAAGTCCGACACGGTCACATATTTCAAGCCCGGAGCATTGTCGGGGGACAAGCCTAAGTTCATCCAGAAGCCCATTGCGCAATTCCCGGCCGGGTTCTTCACGCTGTTTCAGGAGGCCAAGGAGGAGATAAATCAGGTAACTGGCCTGTCTCAGGAGTTCATCGGGACGCGCGAGGTCGATCAGGCGGGAGTTCTGGAGCATCAGCGCCGGCAATCGTCGCTCAATCTCTTGGCCTCGCTGTTTGATTCACTGAGGCGCTATCGCCAGCGGCAGGGCCGCACCATGCTGTTTCTCATTCAGGAGCATCTTGCGGACGGAAGGCTTATTCGTATCGTCGGGGATGACCAAAAGGAATACGTGCCCCTGATGAAGCAGGAGGGCATCGACGCGGCCAAGGCCAAGGCGACGCAGGAAATGGCCCAGCAAGCCCCACAGATGATCATGCAGGCCGTGCAGCAGGGCATCCCGCCCGATCAGGCGCAGCAGCAAGTCCAACAGATGATGGACCAGGCAATCGAGCAGAAATTCGGCTCGCTGCGTCCCGTCGATGGGCGCTATGACGTGATTGTCGACGACAGCCCGACCAGCCCGAACGAGAAGGACCGGACCTGGGCCATTCTCATGCAGATGATGCCGCTGCTCAAGGGCATGGTGACGCCTGATATCATGATCGAGCTGCTTGCGCTGTCGCCGCTGTCGGCATCCCTGGTGGAGAAGTTGAAGGGCAAGGCCGAGGAAGCGGCGAAGCAGCCGAAGCCGCCGACGCCCGAAGAGGCGAAGATGCAGGCCGACATGCAAAAGCATCAGCTCGACATGCAGGGCAAGCAGGCCGACATCGCCGCAAAGGAGAAGGCTGCACAGATCGATCTGGCCACGGCTCAACAAGAGGCTGCGATCGAGCAGCAGTCCAGCGCGATCGACCTGTTTATCCAGCAGCAGGAAGCCAATCTGAAGATGCTTGTCGCCAACCAGAAGGCCGAGAGCGACATGCGCAACCTAGCCATCAAGGAAGAATCGAACCGGATTGCCGCCAATCGCGCCAATTCGCAGAGAACATCAGCGGCTAAAAGCTGATTTCGCGCGCGCCCGCGTTAGGCGCTTCGGAAGGCCACGACACGGCCAAGGATGAAACATGGCAGACGAGAAGATGACGGCGGACAAGTTCGTCCGCAGCGGTTACGAGGTGAATCCAACGGCAAACGGCGGGTTTTTTGTCAGCCTGCCGCATGGACTCTACACCAATACCGGGAGGATGAAGCTTTACTGTTGCGATACGGCGTCGTTCACCAATAGCTCCGACTTTCTCGCGTGGCTTTCCACCGGCCATGCGGTCTATGACAAGGAGTTGGCGAAATGATCGGCGAAGACAAGGAGGCATCGGAAGGGCTATCGCCGTCCGAGCAGGCGTTTTTCGAGAGCGGCGGTCAAACCGAAGTCGCTCAAGAGGCGCCGGCACCAGTCGAACCACCCGTCGAAGGGGTTGAGCAACCGGAAGGCCCGGCCCCTCGCGACGAAAAGGGCAAGTTCGTTCCCCACCAGGCGCTCCACGCCGAGCGTGAGGAACACAAGAAGACCCGAGCCGAGGTTCAGGAACTCAAGGAGTTCAAGGCCCGGATGGACGAGCGCTGGCGGCTGATCGAGGCCGCTGCCGCAAACCAGCCGCAGGAACAGCCGACTGATCCCGACCCTGAGCCGGACCCGAACGTCGACATCTTCGCGCACAACGCATGGTTGAAGCGTGAGGTCCAGCGGATCAAGGACGGCAACGCCCAGCGCGAGCAGCAGACCGAGCAGGCCAGGCAGGCGGCGGAAGGCGAGAAACGTGTCTGGAATTACTGGAACGAAACGGCGCAGGCCGAAAAGGCCGAAAACCCCGAATTTGAGGATGCCGTCAAGTACCTGTCGGACATGCGGACCCGGCAGCTCAAGTCGCTGGCCAGCGTTCAGCCTATGTTCAAGTCCGACGACGGAATCGTCAAGCAGATCAACAGCGAACTACGTGACCTGATCATCGCCGCGGCGCAGAACGGCATCAGCCCGCCCAAGGTCGTTTTCCAAATGGCCAAGGAATGGGGTTACCAGGGCAAGGCACCGCCTCCACCCGACCCGCTCACACTACCGGATACACTCAAGCGCGTCGAACAGGCCCAGTCGCAGTCCCGCACGGTCGCACAGGCGCCGGGCAGGGCTGGAGGGGACGAAATGACACCCGAGGCGCTGCTTGCGTTGCCCGAACCTGAATTCGCCGCATGGATGAACGTTCCGGCGAACGCCCGCAAGTACAAGGCGTGGATGGGCGGGTGATGAACACGCTCGATTCGACCATCGTCCGGCTCGGCGTCTACATCGGCCAACTGGAATCGCAGGTTCAGGAACTCCACCGGCAACTGGTCGAGAAGATCAAGGAGTTCGACGAATACCGGAAGGCGAAAGAGCCGACCGACAAGCCTCTGGACAGGCTCTAACAGTCCCTTCGCCAGCCGGTGCGTCATCCCGGCAACCTCTGCAGAGGGTCAAATCTGCCTTCGCCAGATCGCGGCGTCATAGCGCTCACCAACCCCGCAACAAGGATTTTTGATCATGAGCACGACCACCTACGGCGTCAACGACGCCATGGCGGTGAAGCTGTGGTCGAAGAAGCTCGCGGTCGAGGTGTCAAAGGCAACCGCCATTGCGCCGCTGATCGGGAAATCTTCGAACAGCATCATCCAACTGAAGGACGAAACCCAGAAGGGCAAGGGCGACAAAGTCACCTTTGGTCTTCGCACGCAGCTCACTGGCAACGGCGTCACCGAAGGCCAGACCCAGGAAGGCAACGAAGAGGCGCTCACCACCTACTCGGACGCCGTCTACATCAACGAGCTGTCGCACGCCGTTCGCGTCAAGAACGACGGCACCATCGACGCACAGCGCGTTCCGTTCAGCCTGCGTGAAGAGGCCAATTCCGGCCTTACGGACTGGTACGCCGACCGCATGTCCCTCATGGCGTTCATGCAGTGGGGCGGCTACACGGGCGGGACCATTCTGTTCGAGGGCCGGACCTTTGCGCCGACCTCCGTTCACTACGGCTTCAACGCCCCGACCGCGCCGTCAACCAACCGGATCATCCGGCAGGGCGCCGTCGCCACCGACGAGCTGATCACATCGAGCCACACGTTCTCGCTCGATCTGGTCGACAAGGCCAAGGAGAAGGCTGTAACGGCCAATCCGAAGATCCGCCCCATCATGATCGACGGGGCGAAGCATTACGTGATGTATCTGCATCCCTACCAGGTCACGGACATGCGGACCAACACGTCCACCGGCCAATGGCTCGACATCCAGAAGGCGGCCGAAAAGCGCGGGTCTTCAAACCCGATCTTCGATGGCTCGCTCGGCGTCTACAACAACGTGATCCTGCGTGAAGCGGAACACGTCGTTCCCGGCGTCAACTCCTCGACCGCCGCAATGATCACCACCGTTCGCCGGGCCGTCCTGCTCGGCGCGCAGTCGGCGGTGATCGCCTTCGGCATGAAGGACACCCCGGAGAAATACCGCGAGGTGGAAGAACTCTTCGACTATAAACGCGAACTCGGCGTTGCGTGTCAGACCGTCTGGGGCATGAAGAAAACCGTATTCAATTCGGAAGACTTCGGCACAGTGGTTGTCAGCACCTACGCTGCGGCGCACAACTAGGAGGGCCGGGAAAATGACCACTGGAACCGCAGCAACTGTTGCTCGCCAACTGCACACGCAGCAGATTCACTACCTCCGCTTCAGCGTCACCTATTCGGATGCCGGCATTGCAACCGGCGTTCCGAAGCAGACGCTGCCGGCGGGGGCGATCATCATCGGGACCGACGTTGTCGTTGCGACCACGTTCAATGCCCAGACGACAAATGTTCTCACGGTCGGCACCAACGGCACGACCGCGAACAACATCATCGCCTCTGGCGACGTGGACGAGACCACCGCAGGGCTCACCAAGAGCGTGTCGCCTACCGCGGCCGCTCTCGGTGCGCTGGCGGCCGATGTGCCGGTGTACGTCAAGTACACGCAGACGGGCACGGCCGGCACGCAGGGCGCCGCGACGGTGCTCATCAAGTACATCCCGAACAACGATCTCTGATCGGCTGGGGCGGGGAGAAATCTCCGCCCCCAACTTCTGAGGTTTCATGAAGGTAGCTCTTTGCGTCCCCTGTTACGACGGCAGGGTCCACGACGCGCATATGTCATCCGTCGTCAAGACCATGCGTCTCGCTGCCGTTGAGGGCATCGAGATCATGCTTATCACAGGTCGCGGTTCTCCCATTCTGCCCGACGCGCGGAATTGGTGTGTCGCGATGGCACTTGCCGCGGACTGCGACAAGGTCTGGTTCGTGGACAGCGACATAGCCTGGGAAGGTTGCGTTCCCGAAGTTCTGAACATGCTGCGGGCGCCAGTCGATATCGTCTGCGGCGTCCACCAGAAGCGCAACACCATGTGGAATTCGCCGGCCGAACTGGTGGTCCAGTGGGCTCAGATCCCGCCAGTCGAAGACCCTGAAAGCGGGCTCTGGGAGGTCAACCGGGTCGCTACCGCCTTCGTCTGCATCGATCGTTCGGTGTTCGATCGGCTGGGCGAGGCAGGGATTGCCCGTCAATATCTGCCGCATGGCAAGCTTGCATCGGGGAACCACTTCAAGTTCTACCGCAATTACTTCTGGTATGACTTCATTCCGGTGGAACCGGGGGAAGAAACCTTACAACATCTTGCAGCTGTTGGCTATGATGGGCCGATGGAGATTTTGCAGGGTGAAGACTTCTACTTCTGCGCGAAGGCAAAGGAAGTGGGTGCGCGGCTGTACGTCGATCCGCGCATTGAACTCGTGCATTTCGACGGCTGCGTTCAACACAACGCTTCACTGAAGAACGTCCGGTTCGAGCCGGCCGAACAGGAGAAATGAGATGTCCACAGGCACTGACTCCCTACATCAGCACGAGGTCTTTTCGATCGAATCGATGATCCTCGGCGGCACTGCCGTTACGGCGACGGCGGCGCAACTGAACAACGTCTCGGCGACGGGGGCCACTACGGCCGAAATCGACAAGGTCGCCGATATTTCCAGCTACGTGCTTGAACTGACCGCCACGGCAGTTGTCGGCGCGGGCGTCCGGGTGCTGGAACTCAACCACGCCAGCGTCGTGATCGCCGCGACATGGGTTGTCGTGCCGAACACGCTGTTCATCGTCAAGGATACCAGCGCGACGGGCACCGCGGCGCACACGCTGACGATCTCTGGCGGCACTTGGCACAACGGTTCGAACACGATCGCCACGTTGAACGCCCGCGACGAGTTCCTGATCACGTGGTTCGACTCCGCTGGACGGGGAACAACCATCGTCAACGTCGGCGCGGTGGGATTGTCGTGATAGACGACACCGACTGGTCGCTCGTCAGTTTCGACGCGCCAAAGAAGGCGGGCGCCCCAGTGCCCGTCCTCAAGACTTGCCCGAAGTGCGGCAAGGAACTCGGCCGCGGCGGGCATTTTCACGTGAAACACTGCAAGGCTGACCCGGATGCTCGGAAGGCTTAAGCGGTCCAGCTTCCTTGATGCCGAACGCATCGGGAGGGCGCAGAAATTGACCGTAGTGCGCGCGCTGCATCCAACGCATGGCTGGATGTACGAGAAGATCGCCGAGGCGAACGAAGCGGCTTCCGACGCCGCTGTTGATGCCTGGGCAGCGCGCGCCAACAAGCCCACCGGGAAGCCCAAGAGGATCGGCCAGAAATGACCATTCTTTCCGACCTCACAGCCGATATCGCCGATGACGTGGACGACACGACCGGCGAATATGGCGATGCCATCCTGAAGGCCGTGCAGGGCGCCCAGAGGGATTGCGATCGGTCGACGTACTATTTCAACGAAACCCGCGACGAGACCTTCGTGACCGTCTCCGGGCAACAGTGGTACGGGGCGGCGGACAACGCCAATATCCCGACGCTGGTCCGCATCCAGGCGGTGTTCAGCGAGGATGCCAGCGGCCAGCGCTCGGAGATCCGCCGCGAGACGGCCGAAGAACTCGAGTTGCTCTCCGACAACAGCGCGTCGAGCGGCGAACCCTATTGCTGGACCTACTTCAACCAGCAAATCCGGCTCTACCCGGTTCCCGGCGCCACGGTCTACACGATCCGCCTGCAGCTCGGCGCGTACCGGCTCATCGTGCTTTCAGAGCCGTCCGATACCAATGCCTGGCTGACCGAGGCATACGATCTCCTCAAGGCCCGCGCGAAATACCGGCTTTGGAAAAATACTCTCAAAGAGCCTGACTTGGCCGCCGAAGCGCTGAACGACTGGAAGGACCAGGACCTTTTGCTTGCTCAAGAGACATCCAGCCGCAAATCGACCGGCCGTATTCGGGCGACGTGCTTCTAGATGGCGACCGTACCCCTCGCCCGTTGGCGCCCCGATGTCGCGGCTTTGAACAGCCAGTTCGCATCCGACGTGGTGAATGTTTTGTGCGCTGCAACCGACTATATCCCGTTTCCGAAGCTGGAGCCGTTCTCGCAGGCCGTGCCATCACAGCCGACGGGTGCATTCTCGGCCCGCAATTCAACCGGGCAGATCGTCATCTTCGTCGGGACCGCATCCAAGATATACCAGCTCAACGGCACGACCCTGGCTTGGGACCATGTGTCGAAGCTGGCGGCAGATATAGCCGTGAACGGCACGTTCGCCACTGACACGGTCTGGGGCAAGAGCGGGGCGAGCGTCACTATTTCGGCCGGCAAGGCTCATTTCACAGCCTCCCCAACCAGTCAGTATCTTGTCGAGACGATAGCCCCAACGGTGGGGACTACCTACAAGATTGTATACACAATCTCTGGCTACAGTGCCGGGGGTGTCACGCTGACTTTGTCGGGCGGCACAACCGTCACTGGCACGCTTCGATCGGCAAACGGCACCTACACCGAATATCTCACGGCTGCTACCGGCAATATAGGTTTGGCGTTTATCGTAACGGGCACCACCACGCTCGACATCGACAATGTCACGATGGAGGGGCTGGCGAACTACGCATCCACGGTCGATGAACGCTGGCAGTTCGAACAGTTCGGTGACTATGTCGTCGCGGTCAATATCAACGACAATCCCCAGGTTTTCGAGATCGGGGTTTCGACCAACTTCACGGACCTTGCCGGGAGCCCGCCGAGAGCCCGCTATATCAAGGCATGGGGTGATTTCCTCGCCCTGATGAATCTGAGCGGCAACGAAAACCGC